GCAGTTTATTTTATCATCTTGTTCTGATATATCAATGCTATCCCACTTTGTTATCGCGTAACTACTGTCTAGTTGTTTTTTTGAAAAAAGACAAAACGCAAGGTTTTTAATTCCCACATCAATTGACAATATTTTCATATAATAATAAATTACTAATTTTGTTATTATATTGTTTTACTTAGTTATGTTGTTTTACGTATTGTTTAGTATTTTATTACTATTTAACGTCGTTTGGCTTGTCTAGTTTTTCTAGATTTTTTAGATTTTCTAGATTTTCTTTTAGATTTTCTTATTTTTTTCCCAGCTGTATATTTAGACGCAGAACCTATACCAAGTGCTGTACTAAGACTGGGCTTTCGATACCAAATTCCTAAAATTTTTTGTTTATTACCATCATAATTATCTAAAGAAATATTATTATATATACTAGCACCATATTCTGCATCTTGAAAATTACCGGTTCCATCAGTGTTAACCTTAATACATGTAACTTTTGTTGGATATACACTTACTCGTCTTCCTAAATTAATGCTTCGTATAATATAGTAGACTTTATCTTTTTTAAGTGTATCTACGCCTGGTTGTAATCTTTTATAAGAATTTTCTACTAAAGATTGTTCTAATTTATTTAATTCTGCTTGCATTTCAGTTTTAAACGCGTCTGAGTTTTCATATTCTATCTTAGCATTCGCCTGCCTTTCGAGTTCCGCTTGATGCACAGCATACCCTTCCCCGGTAGATGAATTGTAAAACATTTCGTTTGCTGACATATTATTATTATTATAATAATATATTTTATTTTAAAAAATTAGAAGGGTTAATTGATGTCGAAATTAATCTAGCATTTAACTGTTCGCTACTTAAATATGGGTTTTTCAAGTCACTGTTACAATATCCAAACCCGGGTTTGCTTGTGTCGAAAGTATTCTTGAATTTATATGGAACATTATCAGACGGAGTGCGACCTGTTTTTACGTGTGGGTCTAGACCCAAATCATAGCAAGCTTCGACGTTGTTGTAGTTCATAATCTGAATACCGTTGCGCTGTAAATATTGGCGATAACCCCAGTTTGTTTGAATGCCTTCTTGACGTTGAATTCTATCATTCACTACTGCTTCTGGTTGCCATGTTGCGTAATTTCTCCCGTCGCTCATAATCGGAGGAAAATTAAAATTGATATTATTTGAACCAGAATAACATACTCCCCAACTCATTTATATAATCACAAGATAAAATCTTTCTTAATAATATTCAAGCAATTTAATTAGTTCCCATTTCTTCATTTTTGAAGCATCACTTGCACTAGCTAGCATCTTTTCAGTAACAAGACTTCTTAATCTAGGTATTGGTAGCTTCTTATAATCCAGAGAATCGGTTAATGGTTCTTCTAAATTAATATTGATTGTTTTCAAATCTGTTGCTAAAATATTTATATTAGAACCTTCGTTATTGTCGTTGGAGTGATTTGATAATAGTTCAAGAACACTCTTATTGCTTAATTGTATGTTAGTTTCTTCGTCTAGTTCTTCTATTTCATTTAATTCCTCTAAAACGTCGATTTCTTCACATTCATCACTTTCTTCACATTCATCACAATCAATATCGTTTATATCTTTATTTATATCTACTTTAAGTATTTTGATATTTGGATGATTGTCTTCGCTTTCTTCATCAGAGTCAGCATCGTTTTCATCAAAACCGTCTGAGTCGTTATTAATTCCGCCGTCAGATTCTCCATTAGATTCATCATCCGAATTGTCATCAATATCGTCATCAGAATCATCAGATTCATCATCAGAAACGTTAATTAAATTGTCACTATTACTTTGAAATAATAGTGTATCGGATTCTTCTAAAGAGGAATGGACGTGTTGCGGAAATTGTTGTAAATTGTTCCCACCAACTCGGTTCATTGATAAATGATGTAATCCCATTTTTACCCCATTCATATCTTCTGCTAAAGTTGAAACTAAGCTTAACATTGACGCGATTTTGTGGTTTTGTTCTCTAGATTTGCTTTCGAAATACACGACAACGAGAGCAACTACAAGTATTAATATTCCTAAGAACATAAAAAACGTAGAATTAAATAAGTCTGTCATTTTATTACAAAAAGATTATATAAATTAATTGGGTTACTAACGAATTAATTTATAATTTATTTAATTATTGCGAGGTTTCTCTCTGTTTTAAATTAGAATTGTATTCTCTAGTATTTCTTTCGGGTAGTTCATATCTGTTAAGATATTAATACCTCCCTTAATTTCTGAAATTCCATTTGTGATTTTATACTTGTAATATATTTTAGAGTCAATCTGTTCGGCATTCATTTTGCAATTCTGAATACTGTCTATATCCTTTAATTTTTTACATACTTTAACAAAATGTGTTGTTAGTAAACTAGAAACTTTTTTGTATTTTTGTAAATACAACATAAATGCTGTCGCACTTGTTTCTGCTTCTTCAGGATTTGTTCCCGAATATAACTCATCGAATGCGCAGAAATGAGTTTCAGACTTATTTGCGCTTATAATGTCTAATATTTCTTTGCATCTTCGGGCTTCAGCTTGAAATAAACTATCTCGTCCGGAGGTATCCGGAATATTTAAGTAACAGTGAATGTGTTTGAACGGGGCGAACTTGGCTGAATCGTAGAATCCACATCCGAACTGTTGGGTGACAATAATATTAATCAATGTTGATTTTAAAATTGTTGTTTTTCCTGAAGCGTTTGGACCAGTTAAAATAACGTTTTTCTTAAATCTAATATTGTTTTTAACCGGTTTGTTATCTTTCAAACACGCGTAATAACTGTTTTTGAATTTGGTTTTCTTTGTATCAGTTATGAATGTTGTAAAATTCATTTTTCTCTCTTCTATATTAGTTTGTAACCCTTTTATACAATCTATATATCCATTGAACCCAAGCGAATACATAATAGCATTGTCATATTCTGTGTTAGTATGTAACTCGTAAAAGTATTTGAATACTTTACCAATTTCCTTAAATTTGTTGATGTTGTAAATGCTATACTCAGTTATTGGTTTAATTTTACTTCGAATATTTTCAATTGTATTCATTTGTGATGTAAGTTCGTAATTGAAATCTTTGTGTGTGCTTAGCTCTTTTGAATAGAGTAGATAGTTTTGCATTGAATCTAATGTGTGATCTAAATATGACGTAATATCTCTAAAGTGATTGTGTATAATTTTCATATTATTATTAAATCTGACACAAACCAATATATTTTGGTAAATTGAAAATAAATAAAACGCAGCCGATACAAATATGTAAATTCTCTCTTGGGTAGTAATTTCTGCGAAGTTAACTGTGAATAATTTACCGATTGCGTTAGATTCAGCGACTACTTTTAAGACACTTACGTACTCATTGACCGATAAAGGTAATCCTTTCATTTTCAAAATAAAAAATGGTATTATAAGAATGATTATTGGAACTATAAGCGATAGTATGGGTGAGAATAAATTATAAATGCTCATCAATTGTAGGAATAATTCGGATGTGTTTAAAAATTCAATCATTTCCCAATCAACATAATAATATTTCTCCTTGAACCCTGCTTCTAGTTTTAACTCGCTCCATATGTCAAGAATGTTCTTATAATTAGGGGATGAGTCTGTATATCTAACTTTTGGTGCTACATAGTTTTTAATAAGTTTTTGATTATCTTTAAGGAAATTAATATCTGTTGTATAGTATTTTGATATCTGTTCATTAATTTTATGTGAGACGTCGTTATCATTATTAAAACAAAACGAATATATGGGGTTACAAGATTCATCTACCGTGTTTAATAGTTCTAAATCTGTAATTATATTTGATTTTAATTCTACTCTGTCACTGTTATAACAAATTGGAATTTTGAACTGTTCATTTATTTTGTAAATTAGATCTGAATCTACCTTTTGTTGTTTAGTTTCATCCATTATATTAAAATTTAGAAATATAATAGTTGTATTTTTACGAATCTATTGACTATTTTTACGAATCTATTGATTATATTTACTGATTAACACTTTGTCAGGCAACTTAGGTCGCCAGGCATTTCTTTTATTTCTGTTGAATAATATCCTTCAATTTCCTTTAGTTTAGGAAGGTCGCGTCTAGTGATAAGATTAAGACCTACGCCTTTTCTTCCCCATCTACCACTTCTACCGATTCTATGAAGATATGTGTTAGAACATTTGGGTATATCAAAGTTGATTACAATACTTACTTGTTGGATATCAATACCACGTGCGGTTACGTTAGATGAAATAAGGACTCGTGATCGCCCAGTCTTGAACTCTATGAACGCTTCCTCTCGCTCATTCTTTTCCATTCCACTATGAATGCGGCAAACAGGGAACTCATCCTCTTTCATCGCCTCATATAAATCCTGAACGCGTTTAACACTATTACAATAGATAATACATTGTGAGACGGCTAGAAACGTAAATAAGTCCTTCAATGTCATATATTTCTGCCTATCATCTTCAACCGCAATGTAATATTGTGATATACCCTCGAGTGTAAGCATTTCCTTCTTAACACAAATTTTTACGGGGTCGCGCATAATCTTACTAATTATGGTGTTGATACTTTCAGGTAATGTTGCGCTGACTAACACAACCTGAATATCCAAACTTAGATATTGGAAAATATTATAGACTTGATCTTTAAATCCGGTTGATAGCATTTCGTCTGCCTCGTCAAGAATAACGAGTTTAATTTTTTTGCTTGATAAACGCTCGCGTCTCATCATATCATACACACGTCCTGGACACCCACATATAACGTGTGGAGTGTTCTTAGTTGAAAAACTGCTGGTTTCTTCAATAGCCGAACCACCGTAAACACTTTGAACACGTAACCCTTTCATCATACACCCAATACCCTCAAAAACCTTTGCTGTTTGAAGAGTTAATTCCTTAGTTGGGGATAGAACTAATATCTGCGTAGAATTATTTGTTAAATCAACATTTGACAAAGCACCAATTGTAAATGTTGCTGTTTTACCAGTTCCAGATTGTGCTTGTGCGATAACATCTCTTTTAAGAGTTATGGGTTTGATTGCCTTTTGTTGAATAGGACTTGGGGTTTCAAAACCATATGCGTAAACACCTCTCAACAAATCTGATGTCAAATCCAATTCATCCCAAATTTTTATTTCCAATGAAGAATCATATATTTCTCCATTGGAATCAAGCGCTTCGATAACTTCTGAACTAATAGTTGTCATTTATAATATAATATTATCATATCTGTTTAAGCATATTTTATAATAGAATTATATTTAATAAAAAATTGATATAAATATTACCTATTAAGTATACAATAACTAACGATGGCAACTACAACAATGAGATATACTTTAGAGAAATTCAATTCCGTCCTTTTCAACGGGTTTGATTATAAATTACCAGACACGATACTTGAATCTATTTCTAACCTGTCTCTACAAGTAGGAGCACCAGATTATGTTAGAACACCTATCTTCCAAAAGCGCGAAAATCCTATGAAGGTTGAGCCCTCTGCTAAGGATTTGGCATTTAAAAAGGGTAGACGTAGTCGAGCTCAGGAAATTATGAATGATGATGATTGGAATGCTGACAAAACATTTCAGCCTACAAAGATTGATGAAAAAATTGGACTTGACGCGCAAATTGACATTATTCGAGGATTATTGAATAAAATGTCGGATAAAAATTATATTGATATGCGTAATAAAATATTTGAGCTTATTGACAAGCTCATCACCGAAAATATCACCAGAGATGATATGGCCTCTTTAAGCGTTATATTGTTTGAAATAGCATCAAATAATAGATTTTATTCTAAAATGTATGCTGAATTGTATTATGAA